CCCGGCTGTAGACTCCGATGATCTGTGCCTTGACTGCTCTCTCCATACTCATTCCTCCGTCTCGTAGAACATATCCGCCGCGGCCCGGTCCTGAACGATCTCCGCTGCCGCTTCCTCTGGAGTATCCCCCGTGTCGATCACGGACATGATCTCCCCGTACAGCGCCGCCGGCTTCCCCATGCCGAACAGCGCCGCGTTGACCCGCGCCCAGAATGCAGATAGACTCATGCGGTCTCCTTTCTCCACGCGCCGATGGTGGACACCGGAACGCCGGCCCGACTATGCTTCTCCAGGTACTGGGCAAGCGTGAGCTCCCGGCCGAAATAGGCACCGTCGCACTCCACGACGCCGCACGGCCCGCGGATCCCTTCCAGGACCTGGGAGACGGTGGCGAGGTCGCAGCGGATCAACGGCAGCTCGTCAGGGAGGCCGTCGAAAACATCCGGGCCGTAGCCGCTCGAGTGGCAAGACTCCCCGGACCCATGGCCCGAATCCCAGTACAGGTACGTCACCGACCAGATGCCCGCGGAATGGGAGATCGTAGCATAGGCCGGTATCATGGGGTTCCTCATGTCGTTCCCCCTAGATTGCCACCGTCGTGCCGACAAGGATCTGCTCGGCGCCGACGTAGAAATCAACCGCAAGGCGAGCAAATCCCGAGTCTGTGAGCTGCAGAGTCCACTTGACCAGAGTTGCCTTGGTGTAGCCCATCTTGCGAGCGGAAAGCCGAGCGGCGCTCTTTGCTTCCGCGTCCAATTCCTTGACCGTGTAGGTTGTCATTCCCTCTCTACCTCCAAATACTACCGTAGCACACATCGTGTCATACGTCCAGAGAAATAATCCCTAGTTTTTCCCTAGGAAGGCCCGAGGGGTATTGACTGCCGTGCTATACTCCAAGACGAGGGGGAGGGGTCCTGCAGTGAGCTCCGGCACGTCCTACGGCATCTCCGATCGGCAGCGCAGCCGAGTCAACGTCAGGAAATGGACCAAGAGCACCCAGTCATTCGAGACCGAGCTCACGCGGTCCCTGATCGCCCAGGTCAACGCACTCGCCCGCCGGCTCACCAAGTCCTGGGGATTCTCCGTCAGCTTCCATGATGCGCTAAGTCTCGCCCTGGTAGTGAGTCCCATGCTATGAAGACTCCGGAAACTCTCGGCCATATCGCGGCGTACAAGCGCCAGCACCAGAGTCTGCTAGGTCTGCTGCAGTCTCCAAAGGTTGACGCTGCCTCTGTCCGCATGGTACTGCGTAACCTGTGGGAATGGGAAACCAAGATCATAGCCGCCACCGGCACCGTCCACAACGCCCTGTAATGCCCGAGGTCTACCTGGGCACGGATTTCAACCCCGGCACGGGTGTAGTGTCGATTCTCCTGTATCAACGACTCTCTGGAGGTGCTTTCATATTCATCGGCGGCCGCCACTGGTCCCCAGGCTCCCTTGATAGTAGCAACCTCTTTCGTCATATCCGCCCACCTTCTCTACCTACAGGGGGGGATTAGGAGTCTTTATGCCGCACGTCGAAGGGAAAAAGGATAGTGCGAACAAAGACAACCGGAAGGCGAAGGCGAACAGGAATGTAACGTTCGAGATGCCTGCAGCGCCGCGTGATGAGAAGTACGCAGTCAGCGAGCAGGCCAAGAAGGTCATGAGACGGGCCCTGGGGTCAGCATTCCCCAAAGCACGGGCGGGAAGACGGCGGAACTATGACGGTCCCTACGATGCTAATGTAGCACTTGAGGTGTTACGTTTTCGTGCACAGGGTATGACAGCCAACGACATCGCACAGCAGCCGGGCATGCCGTCACAGTCTACGCTTGCCTTGTGGCGCACGGATTCACCAGAGTTTTCGGACCTGTACAAGCTGGCCTTTGACGACTGGCTCGAGGCCCAGGTAGAGGGAACCGTAAAGCTTGCTGATGGGTTCCTTGACCTCTCTCCCTACTATCATACCGGCCTGTACAACGCCGTGAAGGCACGGCAGTGGCTGGCCTCCCGCCGTATGAGCGACAGGTACGGTGAACGTGTGGACACAGGGGAGCAGGTCATCCTCCAGCCCCAGGAGATAGACGTAACCACGGGATCCCAGGGCGAGGCAGCCGACCAGGCCGCACGCGACTACGCACAAGAGCAGGCAGAGCTCCGCAGCGCCGATGCAGCTCGACAGCTACCAGCTACCACGGAGGAGGAGACAAAGACATGAGATGGATACCGATAGCATGGTACAGCCTCTGGGCTATTGCGTTCATAGTCTTCGCTGTGCGCTGGTCCCTAGGTCACCACGACGGCACGAGACGCGCCGGGGGAAACGGTTAACCATGGCGGGCCGGGAAGCACTTGGGGCTCCGCCCCCCGCCGTTCTTCGTCAACCCCTGACTATCACATCTGGGGCTCAAAAACGATGGGGTTTGGTGTTGGCCGTGCTTCTTTTTGGGGGGTGCAACTTTGGGCCGTTGTTTGCGAACATACTGCAGTGGAATCCGAAGTGGGAGTATCCGGCGGGGTGTCATGTGGCGTATGCGGGGAGGGACTGGGTGAGCCTGGAGTTGAACGCGGGGAAGGAGCCGGACCTGTGGCCGGCGTACTGGGAGGGGTTCTGATGCGAGAGGGAGACGAGCGGCATACCAGGAAGTGGGTGGGGACGATTGACATGGCGATGTGCGAGCTTTCCTACGCTCTCAAGAGCAGTTCAGTTGTACGGTTCACTGTGACACCAGAGAAGAAACCGAAAGGATTGGTCGAGTGGTTCCCATTCCGAATAGATGTCTACCGGAGATTCTGATGCTGAAGCGTGCTATCAGGCGTGCTACAATACGCGCGGTGATGGCGTGGAGGACGGACAAGAGTTTCGAGCACGAGGAGTGCCGATGGTGGCTCCTGCTCAAGCGAGTGGAGGACTTCCAGCCCGGGAGGTAGATATGGCTGATGTGAAGGTTTCGATACCGGCTCCCGTATCAAAGACGGTGGCCGTGAGCGCTCCTGCCAAGGCGGTGAGCGTTTCTGTGGATGTTGTGGTTGCCGCGGTGAGTACGGCGAAGGCTGCCCTTGCCTCGGGGAACAAGTCACAGGCGGCCAACGCAGTGACTCAGCTTCTGAACCACCAGGATTTCCAGACCAACCCCGATTGGCAGGCGCTGTTCTCCAATGTCGTGCTGGCCATCGGGCCGGCCATTCTTTTCAATCTGTAGGAGGCAGGTGATGGCGACAGCAATAGGGCAGGTGGTCGGGTTCTACACCTACAACCCGGCTCTGCAGATCGCGGGCTTCGGCAGGGGTCCATACCCGGCGGTGGTCGTGGGCTTCAACACGGACGGAAGCGTCACTCTCTCCCTGCTCCACGTAGCTCCCAACCAGATCGTGAACGTCTGGCGGCAGGGTGCTTCGGGGACGGGCCCGGGCCAGGACTACTGGCAGACGACCATCACGGGACAGCAGTGATGGGATTACCACAAAAGATCAGGCTTATAGTTCCCTCGGATGGAACAAGGTGCAGGGTGATAGGTAATGGATTCCAAGCAGTAAGAGATTCTGCGTCACTGACTGCTCAGGGAAGACGCGAGACGGTTGACTGGACGGTTCTCACTTTTCATGGCTATCGGTACGCAGATGGAGTTGCCACTCCATATGACAACGTTAAAAGGAACTCCTATGCGTGAGATCACGATGTTCCTCGCCGAAGGTGTCCCCTCGATGGTCATCCATCTTCTTGAGGGCGAGAAGACCGACAAGACCTACGTGGCACCACCGGTGTTCTCCACTCCCGCGGAGGCCAACTCCTGCGAGGCCAAGTACGAGCGGCAGCGCTTCCTGGAGTCCTTCCTCTCCATCCCCCAGGACTGGATGCTGGAGCGCCACCACTCCGAGATGCAGGCCATGATCGAGGAGTGGAACAAGGAAAAACCCTCCCCGTGAGCCATGGCCGTCGTCATTCCCTACGCAGCCCTCCCCACGATGAAGCTCTTTCACCAGGACAACACCCAGATCAGGTGCCTCATCGGGAGCCTTGGTTCGGGGAAGACTACCGCGGCGGCCATGGAGGTCTGCTACTACAAGCCGCGCTACATGCGGAAGACCTTCGGCATCGACCACACCCGGTGGGTGGTGGTGAGAAACTCCTACAGGGAATTACTGGACACAACCTTCGACGAGTTGAAAAAGTGGTTTCCCAACGGCGAGTGGACCGCATCCACGATGACCTACGAGTTGAAGTTCCCCCGCACCCGCCAATGCGGCCCGTTCATGGTGACCTTGCTCCTTCGCTCCTGCGACAAGCCCGAGCACATGAAGAAGTTCAAGAGCATGAACCTCACCGGCTACTGGATCGACGAGTCTATCGAAATCCAGGAAGACATCAAGCGCATGATCAAGGGACGGCTCGGCCGTTTCCCCAGGAACTGTCCCGTGCGCTACGGCGTGGAGACTTCCAACCCCTGCGACATAGAGCACCCCACCTACTGGATGTTCAAGTGGGAGCCGGGCTTCGAGCCTCCCGGTCCCATCCCCGCCAAGCTCCCCGTGGGAGAGCACAAGGGATGGTGGCAGAAGCCCCGCGAGAACGAGGCGAACCTTCGGCCGGGCTACTACGACGACCTGGCGAGGGAGTACGCGGTGACCCCCGAGTGGGTGGAGATGTTCATCGAGGGCAAGCCCGGGATGCCACTGAAAGGACGACTCGTGTATGCCAACTTCAGACGCGATGAGCACATCGCCCATGACGCCATTCCCTGGTTCAAGTCACTGGATGAGTTCGGGCGAGAGCGCGGAATCCCTCTGCATATCGGATGGGACAACACAGGCAACTTTCCCGCCGCAGTTGTGGTGCAGGTGGTCGGACCCATGCGGGCGCAGGTTCTTCGTGAATACTGGAGTGAGAGAGAGGGAATCGTTGACTTCGCCAAGCGGGTCAAAAGCGACCTTGAGCAGACCTTCCCTGGGTACTCCGCGACCCACTACTGCGACCCCGCGGCCTACGCTCAGTTCTCCCGGGCGGGGAGCGCCGGAGGGCTGACTTCCAATGCGGAGCTCATGCGCGAGGAGGTTGGAATCTCTTGCATCCCGAGTGAGCAGAATTGGATCGCGCGGAGTCAGGCCGTGGACCAGATGCTTGCTCGCCGTGACGGAGTTCTTGTTGACCGGCAGTGTTCGCGTCTCATCACAGGTTTCACTTCGTCCTACGTCTACCAGGAGGTCTTCGGTGTCGCAGGCGAGTTCAAGCCGCGACCGTGGAAAAACAAGTTCTCCCACGTCCACGACGCATTACAGTACGTGATGGTGAAGCTGTTCCCCCCGATCATCCGCAACAAGCCCGGGGCAGACCCCTATAGAGGATACCGCAAGGACTATGGTATACCCTCGGATGAAGGGTATGGGGATGATGCCGAGCGCGAGTGGGATCACAGGTGGCAGTGATGGGTGAGTTTTCCGTCAACGTCATTCATTCCCGGGACCGGGGACGCGGGGACTTTCACCCCTCCGCTCGACAACTGTGCTATCGTTGCAATGCGAGGGGGGACCGCTTCGTGTACGTCGGGGGGAGCCGGAAGTTCGCCTGCAAGAACCACTACATCGAGTGGCTTGAGGCTTCCAAACGTGACCCTCAACGGCGGATCTGGAAAGAGGACTAGCATGAGCGACACCTCACTCATGGGCAACTACGCCAACCCCGATCAGAAGCAGAAACAGCCTTGGGAGCTTGAGGAGCCGAAGACCGACGAGGAGAGGCTCACCAAGGCCCGCAGGTACTCCAACAACGAAATGTGGGACGATGCGTGGAAGGTCCTCCGTGACATGGACCCCAAGGCAAACTCTGCCAACAAGGTGTACAAGGAGCTGTGGCTTCTGGTAAACCAGAAGGTGGGACTTCTGTAGAGGAGGAGAGGCGTGAAGAACTGGCTTTTGAAGATGTGGAGAATCTTTCACTGGTGGTTCCGCTGCCTGTGGGAAGGAAAGAAAATCAAGCCGACGCGGGAAGATGTTCTATACTCTCGGTCCTATCTTCGAAAGGCTTGGAAGCCTTATCTTCAAGCAGTGGATCGTGAGTTCAATAGGAAACGCGATCCTCAACTTCTCATGGGCCGTCGTATTCTAGTTGCGCGGCGCCGGCGAGAGTTTCTGCCTGATACGTACTGAAAGGGGCAATCTATGAAGAACTGCATACCGGGCAAGGGACCCAAGCGCCTGATTCTTGTGAAAAGCAGGGCGAAGAAACCCAACAAGAGCGGGACGCTTCACTCTGCGGCCATGGTCGGGAAGCCCCGCTGGCCGGTCAAGGGCGGCCACGACTAGGAGGGCGCTATGCCCAAAGAGCTCAACTCCATGATCGGGAGCATCCGCGACGTCGGTTCTCCCACACAGAGGGCAGACGATGCATCCCCATCCCTGATGAACGCTCCCCAGGATGACCAGAAGCAGAGCGCTCAGACAAACGTCAAGAAGAAGGGCAACGTCTACGTGGAGACTTCTGGGGACGGCACCATCCGCTATTACCCGGCCAAGCACTACGATGCTGGACTTCGCATCTCCTTCGCAACCGAGCAGGAGGCGGATGCCGCAAACAACATGAGCGAGGACGAGATCCAGCGGATGCAGGGCCTGGGCGCTGAGGAAGGGCAGTCCCTCATGCAGTCCCCGATGATGGGACGCGGCGGTGGAGGGGCGCTCGGTGTCTGACATCGTTCGTGTCTACCAGCACGAATACACAGCGATCCAGAAAAAGCCTTCCGGTGACAGGGAGCGTGACCTTGCGGAGAAAATCGTTCAGCGCCAGCGACGCCTTGAGGAAGATAGAAAGCTGGTTGATGCGGCATGGTCTGACATCGACGATTATGTCTTTCCCCGACGGGCAGTCTGGAATCTGGGGCAGCAGCGAGGACGTGACCGTGGTGATAAAGTCGGTGAGAAAATCTACGATGGGACGGCTGGCTCTGCGGGCCTTGATCTTGCTGACGCATTTCAGGGCCATTCTGCGTCTGCCGCGATAAAGTGGTGGGGTCTCCTTTTCCGAGGCGATCAGGCAAAGCGCGATATCGTTCTCAGGCGCTGGCTTGAGGATGCCGAGGATGCGGCCGCCTTCGAGATGGCGCAGTCCAACCTCTACAACGAGTTGAACGAGTGCTACGTCGATGGAGTTTTCTACTGTACCGCCACCATGACCGCACCGGTGTGGCTCCCCGACAAGCAATGCCTTTCCTACCAGACCATGCACCCGCGGGAGATTTTCATCGCCCGCGACTGGCAGGGCAGGATCAACCTCTATCACAGGAAGTTCCCCCTCTCGGGCCGCCAGATCATCGACGAGTTCGGGGAGGAGAAACTCCCCCTGCCCATGCGGCAGTCCATCGAGCAGAACCCGTTCCGCACGTATCAGGTTATCCATGCCATTCATCCCCGGACCGAGAGGGACGTGTCGAAGCTCACCTCTGAGAACAAGAAAATCGCTTCTGTCTGGGTGCTGGAAGACCAGAAGGTAGTTCTTAGGGAAAGCGGGTTCGACAACTGGCCGATGTTCACATGGTGCTGGCGACTTTCCTCGATGGAGACCTATGGCCGCGGCCCGGGCATCGACACTATCTACGATGCGGTTATGGCGAACAGCGCGGCAAAGTCTCTCCTGAACGCCGCCCAGATGGAGCTGCAGCCTCCTCTCATTGCCGAT